ATTACGACAAAGAGCTAATGTTCTTGCAGCAAATGAAGGCTTCAGGAGTTCGCTCGATCACGTTATCTCAAGAGGTAGATAAGCAGATTGCCGACCTAGTGTTAGACGATGAGAAGCTAGCACAGTCACACCTAGAGATAGAACAAGGCACAACTGTATTGGGTCAGTTCCCAGTAGAGGGTGAGGGCTAGAAGTGGCCTCTGTTGACGCATACTCTGACTTTCTTGAGCGTCTTGCAGACCAGCATCAGCGCAGACTGGCTGAGGCGTTGCAAGTCTTAGAGCGGAGTATTGCTGCATTGATTGACTCAGCGCCGCAAACGCCAGAGGGCGATTTGTTCGATGCTGCGTGGGCAGTTGAGGCTAGAACCTCAATTAGACAAGCGATGGAGCAGGAATACCTTCAGGCAGTTCAAGAGGTTGTGGGAGATTATCGTGGCGTGGCATCTGAGCAGCTTGCCATGCTGCAAGAGTTTGGTGAGTTCACTAGGTTGCCGCCAGAGGCAATATCAGGGTTACAGCGCCAATCATTCCAAGGGTTTGAGGCGATAGCTAACCAACAGCTAGACATTTTATCGAAGGGCGTATACGAAGCAACACTCACCGGTAGAAGCAAATCTAGCCTTGTAGAAGAATTGAGAGGGAGCATCAATGGAAGCTATCAAGCAAGCAATCAAGAAGAGATTAGACAACTTGTTGAAGTGGCTCAAAACACAACTGGAGCCACACAGAAGGCGGCAGTTGATAAATTGCATTCAGTCTACGCGGCTGAACGGCTGGGCAATAATATGCGGGGCGATGCGACACAGTTGGCAACTGATGCGCTCAATCAGTATTCCGCGACGCTGACGGCGACAACTGCAAACGAGCAAGGCATTGATCACTTCAGGTATTACGGGGACTTGATAACCGATAGCCGTGATTGGTGCAGAGATATAGTCAACGAGAAAGACCGAAAGAACCTGTACACCAGAGAAGAGATGGACACCTTGTGGGAAGACAAGGCATGGGCTGGCAAAGCCCCCGGCGACCCTCTAATAGTCAGAGGGGGGTATAACTGCCGCCACCAATGGCTACCAGTGTTTGTAGACGAGAATGAAGATGAGTAAAGAATTAGACCGCGCTAAAAACCTATGCGCTAGACGACCAATACCGCCAGCAATTCGTGAGCTACTAGAGCCACTAGCTGCTGCGGCACCTGAAGAAGAAAAGGCAGACTTCGATGACCTGTACGGCATTGTGAGTGTGCTGCTACCACTCCCTAAAAAAACCAGAGGTAAGAAAGATGCCAAAGATGAACCCAAGCAAGTACGGCAAGAGCCTGAAGCAGATAAGCAAGAAGAAGAATAAGCGAAAGAAAAAATAACGGTTGACTTCTCTGTGAAGCTGCTATAATCCCCCTAACTCGAAAGAGGTGCGTAACATGAGCGATGAAATCATGGAAGAAAGTGTGGAAACTGAGACCACCGAAATAACTCAGGAAGAAAAGACCTTTTCGCAAGACGAACTTGACCGCATTGTAGCTGACCGCGTACAGCGTGAACGCCGCAAACTGGACAAGAAGCTAGAAGGCATTGACTTAGAAGAAGCTCGTCAACTCATGCTTGAGCGTGAACAGGCGACCATAGAACGCCAAAAAGAAAAAGGCGAGTTCGAGTCAATACTAAAGCAGACTGTTGAAAAGAAAGATCTGGAGATTGCGACCTACAAGCAGCGACTAGAAACAACCCAAATTGATGGGGCGTTACTGGCAGCGGCAAGCAGGTTTAACGCAGTAGAACCAGAACAGGTGTCGCAACTGTTACGCGGTAACTTGAAACTCACTGACGATGGCTCAGTTGAAGTTTTGGATAGCAGCGGGATAGTGAGATACAATGACAAGGCCGACCCCCTATCTATATCAGAGTATGTGGGCGACTTTTTAACGGCAAACCCGCATTTTGTCCGCGCCTCATCTGGAGGGGCAGGCACTCAGGGTAACGCTGGTGGCTCCACGCAGAAGCCTCAATCTGTGGCAGATATGGTAAGCAATTGGAATGACGGCGGCAAAGAAGCCTACGCTCAGCACATGAAGCGAACCAAATAAACCACATTTTTGATTAAGGTATAAAACAATGGCTGCATCTACCAGTACGACCCTAGACGATCTATTCGCAAATATCATCGCGCAAGCACGCTTCACCGCCGAAGAAAACTCTTTGATGGCTGGCTTGGTTACGCAATACAACATCGGTTCTGAAGCCGGTAAGACCATTCAGGTTCCTAAGTACCCAGCAATCACTGCTGCTGCTTTGACTGAAGGCACCGACATGACTTCAACAACTGTTTCTACTTCTAGCGTATCAATCACCATTGGTGAAGTTGGCGCACAAGTTGTACTAACAGACGTTGCTGCTATGGGCGCGGGCAATCCTGCTGTTGAGCTTGGCACAGTGTTAGGTAACGCTATCGCTACTAAGATGGACACTGATCTAATCAGCTTGTTCACTGGCTTTAGTTCTGGCCTAGGTGGAGCGGGTACGGAAATTACCGTTGCTGACATCTTCAAGGCTGCTGCCACATTGAGAGCTGCTAAGGCGCAAGGCGATATTTTCGCTGTTGTTCACCCTTTCCAAGCGTACCAACTGAAAGCAAACCTCACCAATACATTTGCTAACCCAAATGGCGGTGACATTCAGAACGTAGCTATGGCTCAGTCATACGTTGGCACAATCGCCGGTATCGACATCTACGAATCAACAAATATGACTGTTGATGGATCAGATGACGCAATCGGTGGTGTATTCAGCCGCGAAGCACTTGCGCTAGTAATGAAGCGCGACTTCGAGATTGAGACTCAGCGTGACGCATCACTAAGAGCATTCGAGCTTAACGCTACTGCCGTATACGGTACTGGTGAGCTTGACGACTCATATGGTGTATCTATGACGTTTGACGCTGCCCTTTAAGGCGGTTTGGTCGGCCCCGCTTCCCACGGGCGGGGCTGGCCCTTTTTCGAGGGTATTATGGCTATCACTTATCGCGGTGAAAGATTCGAGGGCTACAATAAGCCTAAGCGTACAACCAAGCACGCAACCAAAAGCCACGCAGTATTGGCTAAGGAAGGTGACAAGGTTCGCTTGATTCGCTTCGGTCAACAAGGTGCTGATAACAAACCCCCTAGAAATAATGAGAGTGAGGCAGACAAAGCCAAGCGCAGGTCGTTCAAAGCGAGATTCGCCAAGGACATAGCCAGAGGTCGTAAAGACAAAACAGCATCAGCCGCTTATTGGGCTGACAAGGTGAAATGGTAAATGGCATTTTCTAATGACGCAGACTTGGTTGCACTTGTTCCCGACATTCTTACATTCGGCATAACTTCGTTTTCAACTGAGCACGCAAAGGCCGAAGCAGACCTGACTAGGACTATCCGCAATCAGTGGTGGTACAAGAAAGGTATCAGCGGTGAGATGGACGCAAGCCTACTCACAGATGCACAGTGGAAGTATTGCAACTCATATCTAGTGTTGTGGAAGTACGCCCTCCCTCAGTTAACTAACTGGGTACAAGATGACCGATTCCTAAACATGATTAGCTTTTACAAGCAGCGTTATGAAGAAGAGTTAGTTGCTGTTTTCCAAGATGGCGTGGAATATGACGACGACCAGAGTGGCACTGTAGAAGGTGATGAGAAAGAGGCTGTTTCGTTTGGGCGTTTAACTAGATGAGTCTGGGCTTACGCATAAACACTAAGCCTAAAGATCTGACAAAGATCACCAAGCAGGCACAGCGTGATATATCTCGCGGTATTACAAGAGCGATTGGCAGAACTGGTACGCTAGGCAAGCAAATCATTCTTGACCGCACGAAGCTAGGTAGAGGCATTAACTCAGCCTTTAAGCCGTACACGCCAGAATATATGGCTGTTTTGAGTGAACAGGGTAAACCTGATTCGCCAGTAGATTTATTTAATACTGGGCAGATGTTGCGCTCTATGCAATCAAAGCAACTGAACTCACGCACTGCTCAGATTTATTTTGACAACCCATTAGCGGCAAAGAAAGCGGCATTCAATAATGACACTCGCCCATTCTTTGGGTTTAACCCGAAAGAAGAGCAAAGGCTGTCTACATATTTCCGCAAGGAGATGGATAGATGAGTGTGAGGGAAAACATTGCTGCAAATCTAGTTACATCATTGCAGGCGATAACCTCGCCAGTGACCATAAAGTATGTAACCCGTGAGCCGTTTGAATTCGACAAACTAAGCAACGCGCAATACCCAGCAATCTTGGTGAGAACAACAAACGAAAACAGAGAAGACGCAACCGTTGGCGGTAGCATTTCTCAAAGATTTGGTGTCATTGACTATCAGCTAGTCTGTTACGTCAAAGGTACTGGGCTGGATACAGCCAGAAATAATATCGTCGAAGCTATCGAAGAAAAGCTAGACGTTGATAGATCGCGTGGTGGCTACGCACTGGATACCCAGTTGATAACCGTAGAGACCGACGATGGAAGTATTGCCCCAGTTGGTGGGGTAATTCTAACGGTACGATGTGAGTACCAATACACTAGAGGCACAACCTAAGGGGTGACAGCATGGCAACGACTAAAGGCTCAAGCGGCGTAGTCAAATTAGCAGTTAGTGGCGGCTCTGTCGCTGCAATGGGTGAGATTCGCAGTTATACACTTGGCGAATCCGCAGACACGATAGAAGATACTGTGATGGGCGATACTTCGCGCACTTACAAGGGATCATTAAAGACAGCAACCTTGTCGCTTGATGCGTACTGGGATGACGCAGACGCGGTACAGTTGGTCCTAGACCCAGCGGCGGACTTGATATTTGAGTTGTATCCTACAGGCACAGGCACTGGCGAGAAGTATTACAGTGGTGGCGGCTTGGTAGTAAGCAAAGAAATCACAGCATCATTTGATGGTATGGTTGAGGGAAGTTTTGAATTACAAGTATCTGGCGCAGTAACTGAAGCAACAGCGTAAGGAACCCCATTATGGGATTAGCAAAAGAATTAAGAAATCGAAGAAAAGTAACTGCACGTAAGATTGAAGTTGAGGCATGGGCTGATCCTGATGGACAGCCCTTTGCTATGTATTGCAGCCCAATCACTTGCTATGACATAAACGAGCTTCAAAAGAAGCATCCAAAGTTTATGGAAAACACCACAGTAACCGCAATGATTGACTTGATAGTTATGAAGGCTACAGATGAGGGTGGTGAACGGTTATTTACAGCAGCAGAAGACAAATACGACCTCATGGGTGAAGAGACTAGCGTTATTTCTGAAATCTCTGGGCAAATGTTTGCTGAGATTGAGTCTGTCGAGGAACAGGAAAAAAACTAACGTCCGATCAGTTGAGGTTCAACTTAGTTTCCTTGGCTGATCGGCTGCACATGAGCATCGGGGAGGCCGAACAAATGCCGCTTTCAGAAATGAATGAGTGGCTGGCTTTCTACAAAATAATGAGCGAGAAAGCAGATGGCTAAACAAGACGTATTGATAACCATAAAAGCCTTAGACAAAACGAAAAAGGCTTTCGGTGGAATAACAAAGGGTCTAAAAGCTGTCGCAGGGGCCGCTCTAAACCTCAAGACGGCCTTTGTTGGTGTAGCTGGTGCCGCTGGTATCGGCTTGCTAATTAACAGATCTTTAGAGGCTACAGATGCCCTATCAAAGACTGCTACAAGAATCGGCACAACTACTGAATCACTAAGCCGTTTGCAGTATGCGGCAAAGATTAGTGGCGTGGAAACGCAGACGCTTAATATGGCTATGCAGCGTTTTGGTCGTAGAGCTTCAGAAGCAGCGGTCGGCACTGGCGAAGCTAGAGGTGCGCTGCAAGAGTTGAGGCTAAATGCTACCGACTTAATCAAACTCCCTCTCGATGAGCAGATGATTAAACTGGCTCAAGCATTTGAAGACAATATTAAGCCAATAGACCGCACTAGAATAGCTATGAAGTTATTCGACTCTGAGGGTGTGGCGTTGCTGCAAATGACCCAGTTAGGCGCGGCAGGAATACGTGAGTTGTTCAATGAGGCGGAAACGCTTGGTGCTGTTATGTCATCAGACGCAGCTAAAGGCGTTGAAGATGCCAACGACTCAATGGCTAAATTGTTTACAATCTTCAAAGGTGTCACTGACCAAATTACAGCAGCACTCGCCCCCGCTTTAGATAAAATTGTAACTCACTTCAAAGACTTGCTAGTTAACGCTGCCGCTGCTGAAGGTGGTTTTTCTAACCTAGCAAGAGTTATGGCAGGAAACATGATCGGTGCTTTCGTAGCTGTAGCTGAAGGCGCAGAGACGATGATCAATCAGATAATCACCGGCATTAACTTTTTGCGTCAACAGGTTATTGATTTTCAAACTTTTACTGGCACCGGCGAATTTGGCGCACTCGCAGCGTTGAAAGAAGAATTAGCAACTACTGAAACTGCTATAAAAGCTTTTTACGCAATGAGGCGTAAGGTCCAAGCTCAAGCCGCAGGTGTTGGCGGAATAGTTGACCCAAAACAGATGAAAATTGCAGAAGATGGTCTTTTGGCAATGGGAGTCAGACTTAATGAGTTGCAGACCGAAATTAAAGCATTGGAAGACGCAGGTGTTTCGCTTGAAGATTTTGGACTTGTTGATTTAGATGAAAAGTTTGGTGGGATACTAGGAAAGCTGACAACATTAAGGGAAGAATTAGCTATGCCCTTAGTTGTTGCGCCGCCAGACGTTAAACCTGTTGAAGATGCTACAACCACGCTGGAAGGTATTTTGGGCGCATTAAATCAAGCATTTAATAAGATACCGATAGACAGCTTTCAGAAGAAGATGGACAGTTTCGCAGAAACCACAGTAAAAAATATGTCTGCTGGTTTAATGAGTGTTGTCGAAGGTACTGCGAGCCTAAAAGACGCTTTCAAGTCTATGGTCAAAAACCTAATCGCTCAGGCTATACAGTTGTTCATAATAGACAAGATAACTGGCGGCTTCATATCGTTTATTAAAAACATGACTGGCGGCGGTGGCGGTGGCGGTGGCGGTGGCGGTTTGACTGGTAAAGCTATCGGCGGCTCAGTACAAGCAGGTCAGCCATATATGGTTGGTGAGCGTGGCCCTGAGATGTTCGTGCCTAATCAGGGCGGCTCTATTGTTCCTAATAATAAGATGGGCGGCGGCGGAATAACTGTCGTCAATAACGTAGACGCTAGAGGTTCAGGCGCAGATGTTGACCAGAAAATCAAATCAGCAATGGCGCAAACCTCCCAGCAGACTATAATGACTATTCAAGACCTCATGCGTCGAAGAAGGTTCGCTTAATGACTACATTCGCATTCCCAAGCATTACACCAGCGACCAATACGTTTGAGTTGGTAAGTAACACCCGCACATATCAATCACCGCTTACTAACGCAGTGCAGACAGCATCGCGCAAAGGGTCATTGTGGAAAGCATCATTGCAGTTTAACAACCTATCTGGTGATGACCGCAAGGTGATGCAGGCGTTTTTAGTCAAGCTAAACGGGCAGCAGCATAGGTTTACCCTACAAGACCACTCTCACACTCTTAGAGGGGCCGGTGGCGGCAATTTAGTAGTTAATGGGGCTAATCAGTCAGGTACAACTTTAGTCTGCAACGGGGCCACTGCGAACGTTAACAACTACCTTCGAGCAGGTGATTACGTTTCGTTTAACAACGAATTGCACATGGTTGTTGCTGATACTAACTCTGATGGGTCAGGTAATGTTTCTATATCTATAGCACCACCTATCAGAAAGTCACCGCCAGACGACACAATTGTTGATTACACTGCGCCAGTCCAAGGCGTGTTTATGCTTGCAGGCCCAGCATCTTGGAATACGACAATAGACATTCATTCTAGCTTCAACATAGAAGCGGTAGAGGATGTTCTAGCATGAGTCGGGGTTTTCCTACAGCAGTTGCTAATGCGTTATCGGCTCAGCACGTTGTACTGGTTACATTTGCAAAATTAGAGTTTCCATCTGGCACGGTTTACGTTCACAACTCTATTGGTACATATACTTGGGGCGGGCAAGACTGGTTAGGTGTTGGTGACTTTGGCGAAATCAGTTCTATTGAAGAGGGCGCGGATGTTAGTCCCTACAAGATCACGCTCACGCTATCAGGATTAGATGCCACCATTTCGGGTGCTGCATTGACTGAAGATTATTATATGCACCCCGTTACCGTATACCTTGGTGCATTAGACGCTGACGATGCTTTGATCGCCGACCCTACAATTGTTTTTGAGGGCGCGATGGATCAAATGAACCTGACGCTAGGAGCGCAAGGTGGTGACGCTATTCAGCTTACGGCTGAGAGTGAATTGGCTAGGTTTGAGAAATCTAGCAACCTAAAGTACACGCACTCACAACAGCAAAGCGATCATTCGGGTGACCTATTGTTTGAGTTTATGGCTTCGATTGAAGGGGCCAAAATCAGGTGGGGTGATCCTAATTCTGACTCTGTTGCTGGGGTTAAAGGTGTGCCGAATATAACCACCATAAATGTTAATCCGGGCAATGGCTAAATGTCTAATGTACAAACAGCACTAAACAAATGGCAGCGTAGGCAGTTCAATTACGGCGATGCCGATTGCTGTCAGTTTGCGGCGTTTATAGTTAATGAAATGACCGGCAAAGATTATTCGGCTGCGTTTGAATATGACAGCGAAGCGCAAGCAGAAATAATAATTGGTAGAAAAGGTAAGTTGGTTGACCTGATACAAAGCGTGTTAGGAGCGCCATCTGATGACTTAAAAGACGGCGACCCGTGTGTTTTAGATTTGCCAGTTATTGGGCAAGTCTGCGGGATAAAATACCAAGGTTCTGTGGTTTGTTTGACCACAAAGGGAATGAAGCAACTCCCTGACCGATACTTAATTCAGGGTTGGAGTGTTTAATGGCTCACATAGTAGTTGCTGTAGCAAAAATTATCGTTACTGCCGCTGGTTTTGTTGGCAGTGTCGTCACTGCCGGTACTGTTGGTGGCATCGCAGCGGTAGTCGTTGGTGCAGCAGTTATAACCAGCCCCTATTGGATGAAAGCACTCATCCCTGATATGTCAATGCCACAGGCTGACACGGATTCAAGTAGGCAACAAACTGTTAGGGGAACAATAGAGCCTCAAAAGGTTGTTTACGGTCAAGCAGTTGTTTCAGGCCCAATATTCTTTGTTGGCGTGGCTGGCACTGATAACCGTGACTTGTATCACGGCATAGCTTTGGCTGGGCATGAAGTTGAAGCAATCACAAACATATATTTTGATGATGAGATTATACTTAACGCAGCAATAAGTTCTAACGCTGTTACAAGTGGCACCTATGGCCCAGTCGATGGTGAAACAATTTGTTTTGTGGAGAAAAAGCTAGGTACCGCAACCCAAGCGTCCAGCTCTCTTTTAACTAGCACTTTTACCCCTTGGACTTCCGCACACCAAGGCAAAGGCATTTCCTACATTGTGACAAAGTACGTTTTAACGGACGGTTCACAAGAGTTATGGGACAGGCTCACCCCCCGTAATATCAAAGCCTTAGTAAAAGGCAAGAATGACATTTACGACCCGCGCCTAGATGTTGCCGCCGGTAACGCCGCAGGTGCTAACCCGACTAGCGCAACCTATCAGGCATGGTCAGATAACCCAGCTCTTTGCGTTGCTAACTATCTCACAGACACTCATATTGGATTGGGTGTGGCTACCAGCAAGATTGATTGGGCCTCTATTGTTACTGCCGCTAATGCTTGTGACGTTTCGGTGGTAGTACCAAACTCAAGCACACAAAAGCGATTCACAGCCAACGGCGTAATCTTCGCAACTGACAGCTACAGAGCAAGCCTCGACAAACTGCTTTCAAGTATGAATGGCTCAGTGCTTTATTCAAACGGCGTGTACACGGTTAAGGCTGGCATTTACGAAGCACCAACCGAGTCATTAGATGAAGACGACCTGACTGGCACAATTACCGTTAAAACATCAGTTGAAAGGGGCGAGAGGTTTAATACCATTCGTCCTATAATTATTGATCCCGCACAAAAACACAAATCAAGTGAGGTTCCGAAAGTACAGTTAACCTCTGCGGTTAGTAGAGATAACAACGAAGTTCTGACCAGAGACATACAGTTGCCTTTTACTAATAGCAGCTACATGGCGCAACGGATTGCCCACAAGCAAATCCAGCTTGGCGATCAGCAAAAAGTGCTGAATTTCCCCGCTAATCTCAGCGCGTTGAATATAGATGTCGGTGATAGGGTTAGCGTCACAGTTGACGAGTTAAACTACAGCGCAAAGGTATTCCGCTGCGTAGGGTGGACGTTTTCTGATACTCAAGAAGGCGCAGTAAACCTCACCCTTATCGAAGATGATTCTGGTAGTTATGCAGACCCCGCTGCCAATGAATACTCAACTACGACTGCAAACGGCACAATCACTGCCGGTTTCCGTGGTGTACCTGACCCACAAAACTTGAGCGCAACTGCTGGGCTGAAAAGCATCGAGTTGAACTGGACTAACCCAGTCAACACTAGCAAGTTCAAAGAAATAGTTATCTACGCTTCACCTAATTCTGCATGGGCGAACAAAGTAGAAATCGGGCGCACCATGGGTACGCAGTTTTTTCATGATGCGTCGAATGGTGCTGACCCTTTAGCGGTTGGCGATCAAAGATATTATTGGGTGAGGGCTGTTGCTTACGGGACTGGTACAGGCAGCTTTGTTGAGTCAGATCGTAACCCAGACAACGATACCTCAAACATTCAAGCAACCGTAGGGCCGAACAACCCCGATTATTCAGACATTGTAGACGACACCCCAGCGCAAACTGCACCAACGTCTTTGGCTCTGGTAGAAACAACGGTATTGGGTAATGATGGTTCAGTATTGCCAGCGGTTCGGGTTTCGTGGACTGCCCCCACTGCTAATACCTACATTTCTTTCTACGAGGTCGAATTTAAGCAAACCTCTCAAAACGAAATAGACCTTGGGTTAGTAAGTGATAATTACACCGCGACACAAGATTATGGCTCTGTCGCTGATGCAACCACGCTTGAGTTAAATTATGGCAGTGTGAGCGAAGCAGTTATAGGCGGGGGTGGGCCGTTCTCATCTGTCAACGTCTACGGCAATAACACTGTAATCTCTGGCATGAAAGAGCTAGAAGAATTCACGTTTAGAGTTCGCGCAGTAACGCTGACTGGTAAAACGTCTGGCTTTATAACTAACACAATCACCTTGCAAGGCGACCAGACTGCTCCAGCAATTCCCGGATCTATAGTTGCTACCGGCGGCATTCAACAAATCAAACTAGACTATGACCTACCCTCAGACGGCGACTTGGCTTATGTCGAGATATTTGAAAACACGGTAGACAACCGCCCCGGATCTACTTTGATTGTTAAAACAAAGTCAGACCAGCACACAGTTACTGGGCTGGGTAATAACGTCACTAGATACTACTGGCTCCGAAGCGTTGACCGATCAGGGAACGTGTCTGGTTACAGTGCGACATTCTCAGCAACCACCCAAAAGGTTGTATTAGATGACCTCGCACAGTCGGTTCTTGATGAGTTCGCGACGGGTGATGCTTTTGGTATTGAGCCAGTAACAACACTGGTAGGCGTAACTGGTTCGCACGTTGGGCAGATTAAGTTTTTAATCACTACCAGTACGCTTTATGTATGGACTGGAACCGGCTGGACTGAAGACCTTTTCACAGCGTCATCTGTTAGTGCGGGTTCTGTTACTGCCGCATCATTTGCCTCTGGTGTTGAGCCTATAGAAGCGGTCACCACGCTCCCCTCGCCAATAAACTACGTTGGCGTTTCGATACTGTTTAACACCACCGACAAAAAGCTATATCGGTATGATTCATCAGTGCCAGAGTTTACAGCGTTGGTTAAAACTACCGACATAAGCGGGACTCTAGGCGACAACTTATTCAGTGATGATCTGCGCCCTGTTGAGCGTGTTAGTGCACTGCCGACAACCAATTTATCAACTGGTCGAGTGGTAATGCTGACCACTGACAACAAATTGTATAGATACACCGGAACAGAATGGACTGCTGCAATTGCTGCGGCTGACTTATCTGATGAAGTAGACCTAGCGACTCAGGTATTCGGGCAAGTGCAAGCGGCAAACATAAATGCCAAACAGATAACCACAGCTTCCATTGCAAGCTCAGCAATTATTGCAGAAAAGATTGATGCGGGGGCTATAAGTGCCGATAAGCTGGCGGCTAATTCAGTGACTGCGGCTGCCATCAAAGCTAATACGATAACTGCTTTAGAGATTAAAGCAGATACGATTACTTCGAATCAAATTGATACGGCTGAAATTTTTGCTGATTCTGCGGTTATTGGTGCCATTCAATCATCAGCTATCACCACTGCGGCGATAACTGCAACAGTTGCAAATGTAGAATTTATTCAGTCAGATAACATTGCTTCCAATCAAATAACAGCCGGTAAACTAGCCGCGTCCAATGTGATTACTAACACAGCGCAGATCAGTGATGGCATAATCACAAACGCGAAGATCGGCAGCGTGATTCAATCTAGCAACTATTCTGCTGGCTCTTCTGGCTGGATAATTAACAAGAACGGCAGCGCCGAATTTAACGGCGTAGTTGTCAGCCGTGACTTGATTGTAGCTACTGGAAGCCAGACGCTATCTGACCGAAGTGGTTTATTTAACAATAACATCACCACCCTCGAAACTATCTACATTGAGGGGGTGTATCCTGCTGGGTTTACGGCATGGGGCGGAGCTAGTTCTACCCTTTTATGTAACGTAGAAATCACCGGCAGTTGGTCTACCAATGTCGGTTCTGAAGGCACCGCGATGATTGGGCCGGTTGCTACAGTTATGCCGTTGACTAAGTTCTCAGGCACTCAAGGCTTCACATTGAAGATCGAAATAGTAGGGCGCAAGGTAGCGGGTTGGGGCAGTCCCAGTAACTTCGGCATAGCTTGGAAACTTTACAAGGTGACGTAATGACACTGATTGGTGGCTACGAGAACGACAGCGGTGTATTTTTGAGATATACCGAAACGCAAAATGATCAAGTGGTCATGGACATTAAACACTACGCGCCAAACGCTGAAGATTTCGCGTGGGCATTAGAACAGCTTAGAAAAATAGAGGCATAAGATGGCTACTCAACTACAAATTAGGCGCGGCACCACCTCACAGATGAATGCCTTTACAGGCGCAGAGGGTGAGTTAGCTGTTAACACAACGACTGACACGGTACACGTTCACGATGGGTCTACTGCTGGGGGTCACGCATTAGCCAAAGCTGATGGGTCAAATATCGCAGCTTATGCGGGGTCGTTCACTACTATTGCAGCAAGCGGGGCTATAACCGGCAACGTAACTGGCAATGTGACTGGCAATATAACCGGCTCAGTTCTTACTGCCGCACAAACCAACATTACGAGCGTTGGTACGCTCAGTGCTCTTACAGTTGATGGCACTATCAAGCTAGACGGTAACTATCCCACAGGTACAAATAACGTAGCAGTAGGTGATACTGCACTTGATAGTATTACTTCCGATGCTCAATACAACGTAGCCATTGGTAGTGCTGCGGGTACTGCGATTACTACGGGTGTTCAGAACACCCTCATAGGTGGAACAACAGGAGATGCACTTACAACAGGCTCTGGAAATACAGCATTTGGTATAAGTGCATTAACGCGTGATACAGCAGGTAGTAAAACAGTGGCTATAGGCGGTACAGCCTTAGCTTATCAAAACTTTACTACTGCTACGGACGCTTACAATACAGCAGTTGGTTATGCCGCAGGTCTAGCAGTCACCACGGGCATTCATAACACTCTCCTCGGTGCTCTTGCTGGTGATTCCCTAACTGACGCAGATAAAAATATTGCTATTGGCTACAACGCACTAGCGGCAGATACTTTGGGGTCAAGAAGTGTTGCTATTGGCGTAGGCTCTTTAACAACTCAAAACTTTACTACGGCAACCTCCACTTACAATGTTGGTGTTGGGCATAACGCAGGTGCCCTAATCACCACGGGCATTCACAACACCTTAATTGGCGGTCTTGCAGGCGATGCTCTGACTGCCTCTGGTTTTAATGTAGCCGTTGGTGTAAACGCATTAACTACAGATACTCTTGGTAATCAATCAACAGCAGTAGGCTATCAAGCTCTGGGCGCACAAAACTTCACTACAGCTACAGAAACTCACAATGTGGGGGTGGGGTATCTTGCCGGTGCAGCAGTCACCACGGGAACTAAAAACACCTTAATTGGCAGTCTAGCTGGTGATGCTTTGACTGATGCTGATTTCAATGTCGCTATGGGCTATGGCGCGTTAAGCGCAGATACATTGGGCAGTAGAAATACGGGTGTAGGCTATAACGCTTTAACCAACCAAAACTTCACAACTTCTGCAGCTTCTTACAACACGGCGCTGGGGTTCGGCGCAGGTGTGTCAGTCACCACGGGAACTCAGAACACTCTCATCGGTGGTCTTGCGGGTGATTCGATTACTTCGACTTTCGGTAACGTCTGCATCGGATATGGCGCGGATACTACCGCTTCTTATAGTATTACAATAGGCAGGAACGTAACGTCTGTCGGTAATTACAACTTTACTTTTGGCGTGGATTCCTCTCAGCATAGGGTTTATAACCAGTTCATTTCTAATGCTACTTGGACAAGAGTGTCGGACGAGAGAATTAAAAAAGACATCTCAACTAACACAGATTGTGGGTTGGACTTCATTAATGACCTAAGAACTGTAACTTACAAGTTCAAAGCACCTTCCGAATTAGACCCTAGCATGACAGATTATGATGCCTCTAAAACAGAGGCACTTCATGTAGACAAGATGTATGGGTTTGTTGCCCAAGAAGTTAAGGCAGCAATGGACACGCATAATATAACAGACTTTGCAGGGCATAATCAGATTGATGATGGTGGTGATAACATGCAAGGTATCTCATATGAGATGTTTGTTATGCCGCTGGTTAAAGCCGTCCAAGAACTCTCAACCCAACTAGACGCAGCATTAGCTCGCATTGAAACCTTAGAAGGATAAACCAATGACTAGAGAAGCAGATCAAATCGCACAAGACTACTCAGCAATGCTAGGTAGCGTAAACGTAATTGAAAGCGTTCTGGATGCAAACAATGAGTTTGGCAACGACTTGACCAACACTGAAAAGCAGGAACGTATTCTGCGTAGCTGTGGGTATCTTGAGCAGATGGTAGCCTTAGAAGATTGGGGTTCTGAGGATATGAGTACAGTCAACGCAGCCATAAAAACTGCAAACGCATACGACCCAGAGGCATAAATGAGCTACATATTAGATTTCTTCAACATTGCCACTGCATTGATCGCTCTAGCATCTGCTATCGCAGCCGTCACTGAGACTAAAACAGATGACAACTGGGTGGGCAAAGGGCAAAAGCTGCTTGACTTAGTTGCTTTGAATATCGGTAAGGCCAAGAACAAATGACACCTACAGAAAAAGCCATCGCTAAAATCGAGCAGCACGAGGAAACCTGCGGCATTCGATATAAGTCTATAGATGATAGATTAAACGCGGGAGAGAAGCGTTTTGACCGCTTAGAGTCGATGATTTGGGGGGTGTATGCAGTCGTCATGATTGCTGTTGCCCTCCCTCAATTTTTGCAAGGCTAATGATCGCTGAAATCTCCGCAATTGTTGCTGGGGTCAACATGGCTTCTAATGCGCTAAAGCAGGCTGCGGGTAGTTGTGATGATTTAAGCACTATCGGCAATTTCCTGACTAAATTGGGTGGAGCAGAGGTGGAACTGGCTAGGGCGCAGAATCAAGGCGGTCTAAATGAGGCTGACGCTGTAAAAGCTGCGCTTGCTAGAAAGCAGATCGCGGAAACCATGCAGGAAGTGAAAGATTTATTCGTCATGTCAGGTAATGGGCATTTGTACCAGCAGTGTATGCAGGAAATGGCGAATGCTCGAAAGGCCAAGCAAGAAGAACTAGCCCGTAAGGTTAAAGAGAAAAAGCAATTCATGCAGCAAATGCGGCAACTTGGATTGATAATTGTTGTGGTTATTTTGCTGGTGCCTGCTGCACTAGGCGCGTTGCTTGCGTGGCTAACTAACCGGTGATCATGGCATTTCTTTTGGTAGTTGTTTTAGAAGGCAACACGATGCCAGAAGAGTTTTTATTTCGTGATGCAAACCGTTGCAGGCATTTTGAAGCCATACTGGAGAAACGCCAGAAAGGACTGACCGCTTATTGTTTGCCGAAGTGGGTGAGTGCAAAATCAAAGTTTAACGATTAAAATAATTATTCATTTAACAATTAGAGAATCAAATGATAACAATAGATGACGTAGAGTATTCAGAAGAAGAAATGACTAATGAGGCTAAGATCAGAGCGCAGCGCATTTCTCAATTGAGGGAGGAGCACATTAACCTAGTGCTAAGACAGCAAGAGGTAGAGCAGGCTATTACATTCCACGCTGGCTGCATCAAGAAAGAAATGGAGCCAGACGAAGAATAATGTTCCATGTGAAACATTAGGTTAGTGTTGCGGGGTGGGGCCAAGATGTTCTGCCCAGCAGCTTATGTATTTCCTGACGTTCCACACCCATATGAATGGCTATTTCAGTCACGCCATTGCCAGACCTTTGTAGCTGGTAGATTTCATGTTTTTTCTTGATGGGAAAATTAGGGTGTTGCACCGCTAACAGCCTATCGTGAATGTAAGTTTCACGCAGACTAGACTGCGCCTTGATTGCTTCCAAAAATTTAGTCATTAGTTCCCTCGTTCCATACATTGGTAGCACCAGATCATTTGTTTCTCGCTTACTGGAAAGCTACTGGTTGCCCTTGGCCCCGCAGATCCTCGCTTGTGGCATCTGGGGCATTGAATAATTATCTTTCCTGCGACTGTGCAGTATTCTAGCTGAGTCGGTTTATTGCCTGTTCTAGCCATCCATTCTTCTACTGTTTCTTTCACCCCTGCGCCCGTATAACTTTCAGTCCGATTGTTGAATATGCGCCGGTAAGATGGTGGTCTGCTAAGCCAGAGTTGATAACGTCATCGACAATACGCTCATGCCAATCCTGCACGCCGTCTGGACGTTTCACTTCCACGCCGTTGTATTCAATTCCGATTAGATGCTCAAACAGCCTACAGGCGATTTCTTCGTTTTGGGCCGTGTCGCGGACAACGTTGCCAACTTCAGTTTTGCTATTGCTCAAAAAATTGAGCTTAGACCTGATTTGCTTGGGTGAGGGGAAGTTGTCGATTTCTTCAGTCAGTTGGCCTAGAGCCTCTCTCATGGTCTGCGGTTGCTCTTTGCCAAACGCCTCATAGTGAACCTTGCCCAGTTCGGGCCAGTCTCGCTTTTTGAAAGGGTGCAGGGCGAACCATTGCGAATACAGTTGAGTAAATTCTTCTTTTTCCATTATGCGTCTTTTCCAATTAGTGTTCTTGCTTCAGCCGCTGCGCCACTCAAGTGTTGGTCCCTAGACTTAATAAACCTTCCAGTCGTGGTGATTACACCCCAAACATTTTTCTGGTCTGGGATTCTCAAATAACCGAAGCGGTATTTACCGATAACGCCTCTTACTATAAAGTTATCCACAAGAAAGACCGCTATGCGGCCTCATGTTTGGCAAGGCAACGCTTGCAGGTAATGGGTTGCGACAAATGGCTTTGAAATATTGCGTCATTTGGGATCTCTAAGCCGCACAGCGTTTTGTTGGCGGCATCAAAAACATGTGTCTTTGAAACTCGGGCGTAAGCTTCCTTGTCGTAGTTGTATATGCGCCACTTGACTGTCTCTATGTATTCCATAACTCTGCCCC